GTAGCTCACAATCAGCGAGCCGCCGGAAGTCGTCAGGCCCGTGCCCACAGAAATGCCCACAGTCTGAGACGAGTAGGTGATCGGAGCCGTGGCAGAGACGACGCCAGGGTCGCCCTGGGGGCCGGTGGCTCCCGCCGGGCCGGCGGCCCCAGCGGGGCCAGTGACGCTCGATGCCTCTCCAGTAGGCCCGGTGGGGCCGGTAGCGGCAGCACCGGCCGGGCCCGTGGGGCCGGTGCCCCCCTCGCTGCCAGAACTGCCGGCAGGGCCGGTCGCCCCGACGCCCGTTGGGCCTGTCGGGCCGGTGGCACCGGCGCTACCAGAGTCGCCTGACACGCCCTGCGGGCCGGTAGGACCGGTCACAGACGCTCCAGCGGCACCTGCGGGGCCGGTAACGCCGACTCCCGTAGGCCCGGTGGGCCCAGCCGCCGCAAAGAATTGGGCAAGCGTCGTCAGCGTGACGCGCTTGGTGGCACCGTCGGAGACGATTGGCACCACGTCCGGTCCGGTCACGGCGTTGTCGAGCGGCAGTTGTGAAATGCGTCGGATGGCCATGGCACTAATACGCTGACGTTGGCGGTGTGAAATTGGAAACCCACACGGCTTCGTGCTTCACGATACGGAATTCGTCAATAAAACCGTCAAAGGTCACTTGGCCTGCGGCCCAACTTAAATCGCCCAGCCGCAGCACGTTTCCAGTGTCCGTGTTGGTCGATAAGAATTCGGCAGATTGCCATTCATTCCCAACGAGAGCGCCATTGAAAAAGAGCCGCATCGTCTCGGCCTGTCGCGTCAAGGCAACGTGATGCCACACGTCCTCCTCGACGACTGTTCCATAAGCCAACGGGTTCCCGCCGCTGTCGCCTGCGTACATGACGTTGCCGCCTAAACCAGCCGATTCGTCTACAAACCCCACGAGAAGGGTTGCATACTCAAAGATGCACTGCGACTTATTTCCAACGTCGCGCGCGTAAAACCAGCATTCGATGGTGAAATCAGAAAACCCCACCGCGAGTTGCTGGCTGGTTGCTTCGGCATAGGAGTCGACGCCATCCAGTTCGAGCGACGCCGTGCCGAACTTGGCTTGCGACGTAGACAGAGCCGCCCCGTTAAAGGCCGTCACGGCCAAAGCGTTCGAGCTCGAATCCGTGAAGGTCGTGCTGCCGTTTGAGCCATCAAGGTGCAGCAAGAGTTCCACCTTCGGAAACACCCTCGCGGAGACTAAGCCGGCCTTGCCCCTCATGACAAATCCCCAACCACGAGCCATGTGTCGCCCGCGTAAAGGATCGCCGTGCCGCTTGAATACCGTGCCCGCAGGTTGTTGCCAGGCGTCGCGTTAACCGTCACGCCAGCGGCACCCGCCACAGTGACGGCCGCGTTGCCCAATCGGGCAATGTCGATATGCGTTCCAGTCGGAAACGCGACCGAACTATTCGCTGGGATCGTGACCGAGATCGTGCCGGTGGCGGCATCCATCGTCACCAACTTGCCAGCATCCGACAGAGCCAGCGTGTAGCTCGCCGTTTGAGAGTTGATTGCTTGAGCATCAGAAAATGTGCCGACCCCACCCGTTGGCCCGGTGACGCCTTGCCCGCCAACGCTGCCAGTCGGGCCTGTCGGGCCACCGCTCGGGCCGGTCGGGCCGACCTCGCCCGTTGGGCCAGTCGGCCCGCCGCTCGGGCCTGTCGGTCCAGCCACAGTAGAGGCGGGGCCGGTTGGCCCGGTCACCGATGGGCCAGTCGGGCCTGTGCTGCCAACGCTGCCGGTCGGGCCAGTGACCGCCGGCCCAGTTGGCCCGGTCACAGTTGACGCCGCCCCCGTCGGGCCCGTGCTGCCGGTCGGGCCGTTCGACAGGTCAATGCCCGTCGGCCAGCCCGCGACCGCGTCCTTGGGGCCGTAGAGGATTTGGTTGGAGCGGTCGATAAACAGGTCGCCCGTATTGCCGACGCCGCCAGTGGGGGCGGCATTTCCAGCGAGCACGGGCGATGCCCCGGACGGCAGCGAAAAGAATGGCATGGCGTCAGGCGATCAAGAGGTCGCCGCCCTCCGTTGCGATGTAGGTCACGCCGCTCTCGGCCTGAGTGGTGTGGACGCGGACCGACACGCGGTACGCATCAGCGTAGTGCCACAGCGGGACGCCTCGCGGCGTCGCCACGGAGTAGGTCACTGATATGCCGTTGATCGTTTCGACGATCTTGTCCCCGTGTGCAGGGTCGCCAAACGGCAGGTCGTCTGCCGAAACGATGAAGTCGCGAGACTCCCACCGCTCGACCACGCCGCTCTGGTTGGCCGCTTCAAACGCCGATGAGCCGATCGTTGCCTCGACCTCGACGGCGTTGTTGCCGCGGACAAACGTCACGGTCTTGGACGCCGAAGCTTTTAGCTGGGCGGCCAACCACGTCGCACCTGTCGAGAGCATGTCCAATGATCGTTTCTCCAAACAGCCACAACGCCCCCGCGGCGCGTGAAGGGAGAAGACGCGCCGGCGGGGGGTTGCGGTGTGAACCAACTAGCGGTTGATGAGCACCTGGACCGACGTGTCAGCCGCGGCACGATCCTTGGCCAGTTTGCCGGCTGCGACGCCCGTCGAAGCGTGAGCCACGCCGGAGGTCGCGTACCAGTTGATAGCCGAGCCCTGGGCACCAGTGGCACCCGAGGCGCACGGCATCTCCCACACGCCTTCCACAGCCAGCGTGCCGAGCGCGTTGGCGGCGATGGCACGCGGGGCGATGCCGATCAGAGAACCGATCACGACCACCTCGCCGGCCGCCACGGCCGAGCCGGGCGTGTAGTTGAGGAGATCGTCGTCTTGAACATAAGAAGCCATGAAATCACCTCGTCAGATGGAAAGTGGAGTAGGAAGACATCCCGGCGGGCTGGCGCGATCACCAGCCCGCCGGGTCAAGATCACGACACGTCGGCCTTCACGCTTGCGAGATACTCGGCCTTGGCGACGCCAAAATCGAAGTAGCCACGCATCTGCACGCCGAGCGTGTTGAAGTCGGCCTCGGCCGTCTCCACGATCGGGCTCTGAACGCCGTTCAAGAACGCCACCTCCATCGCGGGCAGATCGGCCGGCGATGCGACGAGGTAGTAGTCGTCGGTGTTGGTCAGGTAGGTCGTCGAGACCACCTGGTAACGACCGGCGAGGACGTTGACATTCGGGACCGTGGTATTGCCACCCACCAAGAGGTTGGTGCCCATGATCTCGGCGGCGGCGAGCTCCTGGTCGGCCGGCACCAAGAGAATCCTGGGATCCACCGCGACAGGGTTGCCATCGGGATCCTTGAGCTTCCGGAAGAGCGTCGTGATGTTCTTCAAGTTGCCAAGGGCCAGAGCGCCGGCCGTGGTCTTGATGTTGCCACGCCCAGACGTGTACCAGGTGTTGTGGTCAGCCTGGAATTCTGCCCAAAACACATCGTTCAACTTGAGGGCACCGCCACGACCGATCCGCTGCGGAACCGCCGTCAACGCCGAGAGGTCGTCGTTGATCAGGTCCGTCCGGGTGACGCTCGTCATGATGCCGTAGGTGTCGGCAGAGATCGTCCGGCTCTCTTCAGAGGCCGCAGCGTTCTTCAGCGCGCCACCGTTGGGCACCTTGTCGAACTTGAAGCCGCCGTTGAGCCGGTAGCTCGTCAGCGTCTTGAAGTCGTTGACCGAGCGAACCGTCGAGATCGACCGCCACGCCGACTCCACCGAACTGAACCCGGCGAGCAGGAACTTGTTCGCCGTGTTGCTCAGGATGCCGCTGATCGCGTGGGTCGCCCACGCGGCGGCCAGGATCGGACGCAGCGTCGCGGCGTTGAGGCGGCGCGGGCCTTCGTAGCCGTTGCTCACCGCAGCCTGGACGATCACCTCGCCGAGCGAGAGCTCGCGGCGGGCCTTGTGGGCCGCTTCGAGCGTCTTCTCGTCGTACTGCTTCTCGGCACCGGGCAGGCCGCCCTGGAGCGCGAACGACGCCTCGATCACCTCAGAGGTGAGCGGGGCCGGGGTGGCGACGTGCACCGCCGGGGCGGCCGGACGCTCGTCACGGGTCAGCAGGAGCTTTTCCATGTTCTCGACTTTCTTCTGGAATGCGTCGAGCTTCGCCAAGAGCTCGTCGCTCCCGGTCACCTCGACGTGGCTCTTGATCTCCACGGCGTCCGTCGCCGTGGCTTCCACGGCCGGGGTCACGTCGACCTCTTCCGTGGGCTTCTGGTTGGCGGTGTCCGCCATGGGTGACTCCTCTGCCGCGTCTGCGGCAATCGAGACGGCCGTGCTGCGGTCGGCCCCGAGCGTGACGAAAGAGGTCTCCCGCAGCGTGGAGGCCCGAACGACGCGGACAGGCCCGACGAGGGTCTGTCCGTTAGCAGTGGTTGACTGGTCTTCGCCGAACCGCAGATGGCGGCCGACATCGGCACCAACGCTCGCCTGCCACTGGTAGCCAGCGGCAGCCAGCGCAAGCACTTGGCGGGCGGTCTCGTTGTCGGCGAGGATTTCGCCCTCGACGACCAACTCACCGCCCTGCACGGTCGGCGTGCCCTGACCCAAGATTGAGCCAAGGGCATAGTCGTGCCCCATCACGATCGGGATCGTGGATGGCAGCGTCATGCCGGCCAAGTCAATCACGACTGGCTCGCGGCTCCACGCCTGCTTGATGGGCGCGCCCGTGTAGGCCACGATGCGAAACTTCTTTGGCCCCGCGGCGGCATCAGCCTGGGCAGCCTGGATGAAGGTCACATCGGTCGAAAGTTTCAGATTGTCGGCCATGGTTCACCCAAACGTGATGAGGTCGAGGTCGGTGTCTTCTTCGTGGTCGAATTCCCAAGTCATGCGTCAGCCCCCTGCGGCGCAGCCGGCTGCGGGACGGCATCGGGCAACGCGAGTCCGAGCTCGCTCATGAGCGCCCGCTCGGCGGCGATCTGCCGCAGTTCCACATCCCACCGCTTGCCCTGTCGCGAGTATTCAGCGGCGAGCGTCGTCGTGAGCGTGCGAAGCCGGGTCTCGGCGGCGCTTGCTTCCTTGGTCGGGTCGACGTGTTCCTTGCCGTCCCACGCCCATCCCCAGTTCCACTCGCTGAAATCGGGCAGGCCGGCGGGCAGGATGCCGGCGAGGCTGGCCTCGTTCACCCACGCCGAAAGCACGCGGTCGAGCATCGTCCGCTCGACTTGGTCCCGCTCGATGCGCTGGTTGGTCGCATGAACCTGGTGATCCATGCGGCCAGAGGCGTAGTTGTAGGACGAGGAATCGAGAGCGGCGACGTTGTACGGAAGCTGGAGGCATCGCGCGATCTCGTTCAGAATTTCGCGCTTGAAGTCCTTGTAGGTGGAGGTCGGCTGCTCTGCCTTGAGTTGGGAGATGTCCCAGCCCTCTGGCAGCGTGGTCAGCGTCCGCTTGCTGATTTCCAAGGCGGCGAACGCATCGACCTCGTCGACCTCAGCTGCCGGGGAATTGCTGTGGATGAACGCTGCGAAGTCGGCCGCCGTCTCTGCCGCAGCGATGACAGCCTCCGTGTAGCGCCGAAGCTGCCCGAAGAGCTTGAGCGCCGGTGCCACCTCTGGCATTCCACGGTGCTGTGCGGGCCTGATCGGCCGGAACCAGTGGATCATCTGGTTTGCTGGCACCCGGCTGAATTGCAGGTTGTTGACGCGGAAGTTTGAGCCGGGGTGGAAATTCAGCACCTGATAGGCAACGACGTTGCCCACGGGATCGAACTCGATGCCGTCGACCGTGTTGCCTTCCGGCGTGATCGTCTGCCGCATGAGCTCGGTCGGCGTGGCCACCATCTCGGCCTCCACAAGCCGGAGGTCTAGTTGCACGCCAGAGAGGCGCGGGTTGCTCACCATCAGGGCAAACGCCTCGCCATCGACAACCAGGGCCTCGCGCATGGTCCGCAGCTTGGCCGGCAGGTCGATCGACCAGCCCCAGTCGAAAAACAGCCGCTCGACCATCCGGGCGGCCAGGTCGTCGCCGATGTCGAGTTGCAGCCGCGGCCCGGTGCCGATCAGGTCGTTGGCCAGCGTGGCCGAGATCCCGGCGAGGTAGGAGTTGTTTGCCCGCTCGTACCGCGCCCGGTTGCGGAGTGTCCGCCGCACCGATGGCGACAGGGCCGCGTCGGCCGCGAAGGCGTCCGACGCCGCCCAATGCCGCACATCGTCGCCCTTCTCGGCGGCGTCAAACTTGGCGCGAGCCACCGGCACCACGGTCGTGCGTGGCGTCTGCCGGCCCCGGAACAGGTCGAGAAACGCCATCTAGATCGTGCCCGGCGGGAGGATGCGATTGAACCGAAGCCCGCGATGTTTGTTGGTCGACGACGTGGCAGCCTTGGCCGCGAGATACTTGTCTGCGGCAATCTGCTGCTCGATGTCTTGCGATTCGACCTCGCCAGCGTCTGTACGAACGCGCTTCGGCCCCTTCGCGGTAGACTCAATCGCGTCGCGGATGTCGTCGCTCATAGCGGCGACGGTACGGGGTCAGACGGCACAACCCGCAGGGGGTGTGGCTAACGAACGCGCCGCCAGTCGTGCTCGTAGCGGAGCACTTCCCCAAAGCCGGCACGCCGAGCAATCGACTCGGTGGCAGGCGAAAAAACGGCCAACGGCTCGTCGCGGTCAATCACGCCTGCCGCCGATAGCGTGCATGTGAGGGCCGCCGCAATGCCACGGCCACGGTGCCGCTCGTCCGTGAACATTTCTAGCGTCTGCATTTCGCGCCACTGGTGCGAGCATGCCCAGGCCAGAAGGGCACCGTTCTCGCGCCACAACACAAGCGGCGTCGAACTTGACGAGTTGCCAGCCAGCGCAAGCGAGACCTCCAACTGAAACTCGCTCCCGGCCCGCGTGAGCCGGCGGACGATCGCCACGCCGTCGCCCCGCGACAGGCCATCAACGGTGGTAAGGGTGATCATGCCCCGAGCCTCCGCACCGTGATGACCTTCCGCCCGTCTTGGCCAGATGGCAGCGCCACTTTCCTCCGCTGCCGGCCACCGCTCTCCGTTGCAACCGGCTGCACGCCAGCGATGCTCGCAGCGCACGCCGCCCCGACAAGGCAGTCCCACCAGTGGTTCTCAAACCGCGTGCCCGAGAGTTTCCACTCGTCAACCACGCGGCCACGGCTGCTTTCCGTGCGGACCGGGTATTCGTTCGTCAGGTGCTCAAAGAGGAGGTCATGCTCCCCGGCGCAGAACATGATTGCCTCCGGGTCGCCGCTCGCAAGCCGCAGTCGGGCGGCAACGAATGATTTCCAATAGTTCGTGTCATACGTCACAGACCGCTGCCCGTTCACCTGCCCGATCCGCCAGTTGAGCCCAATGCGGTCGCCGCGGGCCTTGCCTTTGTCCGTGAGGGCTGGCGACGACGCACCGATGCCGCGGCCGTGGCTTGGCAGCAGCAGCGACGCATGAGGCGACCTTTTGACGAACGTCCGCACGGTCTGCGTCGACTTGCCCCAGTTGGCGTCGATCAGCACTTGGCCAACCCGCATCGCTGTGCCGTCCTCACGCTTCCAATCCTTCGACAAGAGCATCTGTGTGACCTTGTCGAGCCCGGCCGTCAGCGACGCCTCAAAGCCAGCGCCGTTGGCCGCCTTGGCAAGCGTCCGCTTGGCGCTGCCCGCCTCGAAGAACGACACGCCTTGGTCAGGGTAGACGCCGTATTGCACGACGTGCCCGCCGAACTGCTCCGACCACGAGGCCACTAGCCAGAAGAGCACGCGGTCTTGCACGTCGACGAACGCCGTCAGTTGGTGGTGGTTCGCTGGGACGATGCCCTTGGCAAGCGGCGTCGCCCGAAGCGCGAGGCCACGCTTGTCGAGCTTGTCGCTCGCCACGTCCTCCGCGATCGGCTGGTTTTGGTATTCGGCCCAGAATGCGGCCTCGCCACGGTCAATGCGAAGATTCCAGGCGTGCTGGATCGCTGATAGTTCGTCTTCGTTCCGCCGCTCAGGCCACGCCACGCGAGCCCCAGCGTCCATCTCGGCTTGCCGCGCGGCATAGAAGGCATCCGCCTCGGCCGTGCCAGTGCCGTTCCGCTGCCCGCTGCGGCGCAGTTCGCCGTATTCCAGCCACAGATCCTCGGCGGCTGGCCATTCGTAAACGAGCTTCGTGCGCTCTCCCTGCCAAGCCGGATGGCGGGCGCGGTCAAGCAGGCGGTCGGCCAGGTCGTCAGGCCGGATGACTGTGATCGTGCATAGGCCCGCAATCTTAGCGCCCGGCCCGGCAAGACCAAGAATGGCACCCGACAGGATGCGTTCCCGCGTCTGGCATTGCGATGGGCTGCTCGCGCTTTCGTCTGTCTGTGGGTCGTCAATCAGCACGAGCGAGGGCCGGATCGTCTTCCCGTCGGGCCGCGTGTGCTTCAAGCCACGGATACGGCCCGTGATGCCGGCCACCCGGACGCAGGCTCCGGCGGACGGCGAGCCCTTGATGAACGGCAGCGTCACTTGGTCGGCCGCCCAGTCGATCTCCGTGGGCTTGCCCTGGTACGTCTGCCCCTTCGCCCGCTGGGCGATGCGGTCAAGGCATCGCACCGGGTAGCACGCTTCGGGGAAGTCCTCCAAGAGCGTGTCGTTGTTCTCGATCTGGGCCTTGAGGCTGTCGGCCATCGCGGAGGCGATCGTCTGGTCGGCACCGACAAGCACGATGAAGGGCCGGTGCCCGTAGAGCATGGCCCAGAGACAAGCCGCCTCGCAGAGCGTGGTCTTGCCAGAGCCGCGCGGCATCGCGAACGCGAAGAGCTCGCCGCGGAGGACGGCGGCCTCAATCTTGGCAATCGCCGTCAGGTGGTCCGGCGACCAGGCGAGCGGGAACGACTCGGCGAGGTAAGTCTCGCAAAAAAGGCGGAAGTCGCGAGCACACGAAGCACGCCGCTTGGCGTCCTTAACCGGCGGCAAATCACCGATTTCTCGCCCCTTAGCCGAAACCGACCGACGCGCCGCTGAGACGCGCTGCTTTTCGCGTTCGTAGGCGGCTGATTCAGTTTGCTTTGGCTTGGGCATCAGTGGGTCGCGGGCCTGCGTAACACAGTGTTAAAGGTTGGCTGCTCGCGGCCCCATCGTTCGTTTTTCAACGCCGGGAGAACCTACCCCCCCCCCCCCCCCCGGGGGGGGTGGCCGTTTGGGGCCGGGGGGGTGGCCCTATAAA